CCCGCCACATCAATCATTACGGGGATCAGTGTGCAGCGGCAATTATGACAAACCAACCCAGGCTTTCCAGCTATATAACTCTCATCTTCCTCAACAGAGAGATTGTACAATGTCTTTGGCTCAGTCAATTCCCAACCTGCTACATTTTCAACCTTTACTTCCTCAATATAAAAATCATCATTGATACAGTAAAGCGCTGTCCCTACACCCACATCTTTAGTAAGTATCCATCCCTTATCTGTTAACAATGGATGATCTTCTGTTAATATAAGAGACTCACCTGTCTCAACCGTTATCTCCACTACTTTAGCAATCTGGTCAGGAACTCGAATAATGTGTGTAACCTGTCTATATCGTCCTTCATGTGTCAGAACAAAATCGCCAACCTGAATTTCACTTATCGGTTGCCATCCCTCAAATGTAAGTACTGGAACCTGTGGATCAATGAAGCAATTTGGGTGGAGGGGAGGTCCCGGCACATTCTCATAACTCAAACTCATAGACTGTAACCTATCCCCGACCTGTACATCTACCGCCTCCCCCTGGTTAAAATAGTTTACATCTATATCTACTATCTTACCATTGAGAGAAAAGCAGTATGCACAAGTGCGTTCGTCCTTAGCTGTCAACCACTCCTTAGCCTTAACCCCCCAATCCTTGTATAACGCCTCACTACCTCTCGAACTTGCCCGGATTGTCTCCGTCCTAGTAATCAAATTCAACCGATGAGTTGGCATCCGTTGCTCAAACCAAGAGAAATCTTCAGGAGTTAAATCCCCCTTCATCCACTGGTCAAATGTACCTTCCAGATGTTTACTCATGGTAGGAATCGACCAACCTTCCCTCATCCCCTGTTGTAGGAGCATATTTATTCCATCACCAGTTGCCCCGACTACCTGCTGAGAAAACTCCATCTTATAATCTTCGAACCATTTCTCAGCAAACAAGTTCCTAACGTTAAACTGCATCCCAAAACTGGTATTGAGGCTTTCTCCTTGATCTGTGATCAACCCTTCCATTACGGGAACGTAAGCTGACCGCCAATCTTCTCCCGCAGCTTCTAAATATGTAGCCCAATCCTCTCCAACGTGTCGCCAATCTACGGTAGCTTTGTCTTGGAGGGACTTCTTTTTGGCTTTATTAAGAATCGCTAGCAAAGCACGCTTATCTTTTTCAAACTGTTCTTTGCCTACCCTGTTAAACTGGTCTTCCCAGTTAATTGCTATCTGGTCAACTTTGAGTGCTATCCTTTCTTTTACTTCTTGTGATAGCCCCCTATCGGGAGCCGCCTCTTTTTTTGCCTTCTCCCGTTCCTCAAAGTCCTCCTCAGCCTCTACTGGAGGAGCTTCGATTTGTGGAGTTGTTATGCTTCGACCAACTGGTACCAAGTTAAATGGTAGATAACTTGTAGCACCACCCGGTATCGGTTCAACCTGTAATCCTACAGAAGCATAAGCCACATCGGCTGGTGTTCCCATTTGCCACATCTGATAAGCAGCAGCTACCAATAATGGAATGTCCTGCTGTAATGCTGGAACACCACTAGTATCGTAGGCAACCCACCCACCCATCTCATCTTGGAGACCATATTGAAATTCAACTTCAAATGAATCGAGTTCTGGAATCAAGGTATCTTCCCAACAGGCTCTCCGAGCTTCTTTATAGTTTGCATAGGTTGAACGTAGCAGGCCGATCCGTGTACCAATGAGAATACCAGGCACGCCAAACGGACTCAATATGCGAGTCTCATTTCGCTCGTCTACAGAATCAAATCCCATCTCTTGAATAGTCAACCCTATACGCTGGTACGTAGCTCCTGCCTCTAATATACCAATCTCCTCAGCCCAAGATCGGTAGCCCCCATAAACTTCTTTCCATCTTTCTCTAAGCCGTTCACGAGTCTTTTCATCTAGTCTTCCCTCAACCGTTAACAGACCAGGAACAATGACGCCCTTTTCCATAAATAGTTTCAGGAAGTGAGTGATAGCATTATCGACTTCTGTAGAACGAGCTATACAGGATAATGGAGACAAACCTTCTCCCATCCCTTCATAAGGATCAAGAGGATAAGGCAGTTTAATATGCAACACGTCCTGGGGCAGCATAGGAGTGCCTTCACTCATCCGCTTACCTTCGGGTACATATTGATAGCCAAGAATACCATTTCTCTTCTTGCGGTCTGGAACTACAAATACTCTATCCGGCCGCATAGAGTACATAGCATCTGGCAACCCACCACGCTTTGGTCTATCGAGAAGAATGTAACAGTTCCCAGCCAGGTTCAAATACGTAACATTCTGAGCCTGGAACTCTGAGAAGGACTGGTGAAGATTTGGTCTAGTTACCAGCTTCGAGAGAGGAGCATCTTCTGGCAATGGTTCAGGACTATCCTTATCGCCAGTATATGCTCGAAGAGGAACTTGCTTGAGGGCACGGGCTTTGTAACTAACAGCGGAGTAGATGAGACTGTTGAGCGAAAAGCCATCATTGACATAGGATTGGAAATCAATCAAATGCCATTGAGGAAGGTTCGATACCCACTCAGGCCACAAGAAAGGTAGTTTCTTAGACTCCCCGCCGCCAGATGGATAGTAAGGAAACTCTGGTCGTTTGTTTGTGAGTGCCCGCCACGCTAGCGAGGCCCTGTCGCGAAAGTTCAAAGCAAAATCCCCCAGGAGAAATGTCTCCTAGGGGATATTGTAACACACTATGACAAAGTTAACAAGGTTGTGGTATTTTTAATTATAGTTATCTATTTTATTGTTTTCTCACTCGACTATATAGCCATTCTGCCTGAGCAACCAGAACATGTAGATGTAATCAACTTTATAAACTCATCTCTGTTTTGTTTTAATCCATTCCCGCCAAACAATCCACTCATCATCTACGAAAGGAAAGAGTAGGAGAATGAGAAATAGGATGAAGATAAGGTTTCTGCTCTTCCTTTACGTTAAGGAACAAATCAATATACTCCTGCAATTCTAACGCTACTTGTTCGTCAATCAAAATCTCATCCCAATGCCCATATTTACAAGGGTAGCCAAAAACATAACGGAGCGCTAACCATACACGTTGAAAGATATTATTATGACCAACCAAGTGAATGTGGACATAAATAAAAGGCTCATCCTCTTCATCAAGAAAATAACTCCAGATCATTTGATGCTCAGACCAGCCACAATCACAAAGAACCAGTTTAGTTTCCATCTTTCCTCTCATCTCGCTCGTATAGAGCCTGTCTTAAATACACACACAAATCAAGCGCTTCCTGATAAGCATCCTTTAACGCATCACGACCATTAAACGGTTGTAACGGGATACCATATTTGTGACGACCAAACAAATCACGCGCTTGCATATCTTTGATGACCAACTCCCATACTGGTATATTTTCATTGATAACTGGATTAGGTTCTGGTTCAAGGACAAATATCTCTGCTCTTCCCCTACCAAAGCGTACTGCACGGATAATCTTATTCCTCATTGTAACTCCCTCTCTAATGGCCACTCACACCCTATAAAGTCACCATGCTCTACTGCGTACTGACAAGCCTCAAATAGCTCGCAACAGTAGCATATAGTCTTGTGGTATGCAGCAGGATCACTGCTCCTTTTGCTGCGAACAGAGATAGGTTTGGTCCAGATAATTCCTTTCCCTGTACGACAAGGAATAGGGAAAACTGTAGCCACGTTGTCATTCCTCACTAGACTACGATTGCCCCCTGAATTAGCTCTGGACATACAATGACTGGGAGAGATGCAAACATCAAATCCCGTCCACAACAATATACAACTTCCATCCCAACTGATTGATATGCTACCAGGTCATTCGCTATATCGGGGCTCGCTAGGATAGCTTGTGGCTTTAGTTTCAATCTTTTCAACATGTACATCTGAGCAAATAGAGCTTCTTGTATACGATATACCTGTATCCCCTTCTCATCCAATACCTCAATAGTCCTTTCTATAGGATACAGCCACTTGGGAAGTTGATCCTTACAAACAATTCTTTTAGATACCAGGTAGACAAGTTTCTTAATCCAACCAAAGAACACCAGCAGTACATGATCACGAAAAGAAGCAGGATGGTTTTCAGTATGAGTTGAACGCAATATCTTAGGCGTTTCGAGATCGCAGTCTCCCTCAAATCTAGCATAGTTGTAAAGAGCAGCCCCCCGCAATGTAATCTCAGTTCCACAGCGGTCTAACATTTGTTGTGTAGCAAGTTTAACAGCATAGGGAAAGAAATCCTCGTCTGCTACTTGTACGGTAGCCTTTAATCTTTGTGGTCTCTCTAAAGATACTTTATGAAACTCCGAATACATCTACCAATCTCCTCCACCGAGCAATCTCAAAACAGCATAGATGAGACACAACCCTATAACCCCAATGATTAGTAGGAAGCCTATTTCTCCCATTCTGTTTCTTCCTTGATGGGCTTAAATACTTTACGGTCTTTGAACTCCTGCTGCTTGCCTGCGTGCCACTGTTGTATAGGACGTAAGTAGCCCACGATCCTAGAATATACTTCACATGGAACTTTTAGTTTGACCATACTTCTATCCACTCCCACCAATCAGTTAAGACTAGCTTACCTTCCCAATCCTCAATATCATCTCTCCATACAATAGGAAAGCCCATAATTGTTTCTCTCTTCTCTAATGACTCTTTACGACGTTGTATTTCCTCCCGACATGCCTCCACAAATTCTGTATCCCCGACCTTAGCCGAATCAATGAACAGCCCAGCTATCTCATCTGTAGAATAGCTATCAAATGGAAAAATACTGTAGTCTGTCATACTACCCTCACCTCAATATTAGAATGCTCCAGCAACCAGGGAGACAGCACATCATAATATTCTCCACTGGTACAAACTATCTCCTCAATCCCAGCATTTATCAAAGCAATCAAACAGTTCTTACACGGTATCCCGCAATCACAATACAGCGTAGCTCCTTTGGTACATACTCCCATCCTGGCAGCATTTAGTAGAGCATTTACCTCAGCATGGGCAGCAACACACAGGTGAAGTCCCTCTCCAGATTCGTAATCTGCTAGTTGCCTGGGACATATCTTCTGCTTAGAGAGATTGCGCTCCTCACAATGTGGTACATCTCTGGGCGGTCCATTGTATCCTGTTGTGATAATTGACTTATCTCGGACTAGAACTGTCCCTATTTGTCGGGAGTAGCATTTGGATTGTGTACCAACCACTCTGGCTATTTGTAGAAAGTATTTATCCCAGTTCATGGAGGCGGCCCCGAAGGTATCAGCGAAACCATACAGATAAGCAACAGAACCACCACTATCAATAGTATAATGTTCATCCAAAGGTCCGATTTCCCCCTCTGACCTTGCACTAATCGAACTATCTCTTGAAACATTACTTCCTCCCCTACTTACATTATACTACAAGAACCAGCACTGTAAATACTATTCTGGGAACTCGTCCCACGTCCTGCCGTCCAGCAAACGACCGGCGGCCTTCTTTCCTACACGATAGGAATAAGAATCATCGGGCCATTGATACTTTGGTAAGTTCCATTCCTCAAATGTTACAATACCAGGAGTACGAATTGTAACAGGTTCTAAGAATTGGGATTCGTGCAACCAAGCCCCATGCTGTTTATAGAAATACGGCACGCCTGCCACCTGACACTGATCCCTCAAGCCTCGTGCCCAGTCGGGATGCATCGGGCGAGCGCCAGGGCCCGATTCTCCGCCGACAATACACCATGAAAGTGCCGGTTCGCCTGGATATATAGGACCACGCTCAGACCACCAGTCATAACTATTGGCTCCCATATACTCAGTCAAATCTATCGGTCCTAACAGCGGCTCACAACTCACAAACCGCACTGCCGCCGGGCACTGCAAAAGTTGTGGTATCCGCTCATCTGCTGCGGTCTGGTTCTCGGCTGTGACGCCGAGCCAGACGTTAGACAATGAGCCGAAGCGCAGCCAGTCAGTAACTTTTGCCGTCCTAAATAGTTGCGGCTTTCCATCCCTCGTATCAACTGCTAAGTGTTCCAAAAAGTCTAGCATTCTACCTGGGCGCTTGGTAAGAATTTGGAAGCAGTGTTGCTTGGCCTGCCACATGATGCGCCAGACGTCAAGTACAAAGTCAAATGGTACATCATCATGGAACAAGTCTCCCATCGAACACACAAATATCCTTCGCGACTTCTTCCACCGCAACGATTGCTCTAGCCTCTCAGGTCGCAATGTCACGTCAAAGTGATGCGGCGCTTCTGGATAGCCATACCGACCTGCAAGATGGCGGGCCATTCGTTCGGCGTAGCAGTTCTTACAACCATCACTGACTTTGGTGCAACCGGTTACAGGATTCCAAACTTCATCTGTCCATTCAATCTTTGTAGTCATTTCCCTCCGGTGTCCCATCCTCCTCAACCTGCCGTGTCCCTGTACAATCTGGATATTGTGAACAACCCCAGAACGGTTTCCACGACGCTCCCAATCCAGGACGACGCAATACCATTTTAGCGCCACACTCTGGACAATATGGTTCTGGTTTTGTTCTAATTCCCTTCATTATTATCTCCTACTTACAGTATACCACAAGAACTGACGATGTAAATAGTATTAGACAGGTTGAATTACGAAATGCCTATTTTATCCATTATTCAATAACCAGATTGCTTTCCTCTTCCAGAAATATAATTGATTCTCCAAACGTCTGATACGCCTCGCCAAGACACTTTCTCTATCCTCAGCATCCTGTAACTGACCCTCTAATTCCTCACTAACATCGACACACTTATAGCCCGAAATATGATAGTCACTACAATCATCGCATCACTCACTAGTCCCTACCGATTTACCAGTCATTATACCTCCACAGGAACCTCTGGGGCTGCCTCATCATGATTGCTGGCCTCTTGTAAATAGTAAAGAACTTGTCTAATTTTATCTGGAAAATACCCCTTCCCAGTCTGGTTAAGATAATTAAAGTAGGGACGGCAGACTAAATGTAGTTCATCAAGAAGTTTGTACTTAACTAACACGGAATCGCAAGTAGCTCTTTCTCCTACATCCTCACATTCATCAGCGAACCTACTCATAAAAGAATCACCAAACCCAGACATATCCTTTATGTGATTACGAATATAGGAAATAGCCAAACGTAATTGGTTTCTCAGCTCGGTGATAACAATAGCATTTGCTTCATCCTTGGTCATTTTTCTACTCCTATGAAAAGTATGCTGGAGCCGTATACCGGGCCAACACCACAGCGTCTCCCTTGTTTGGAGACCTCCCCAGCCGTTTCTTTACATCATCTTTTGATTCGATTAATACTCCACTAGTTGTCACTTTCCAGGTAGGGGCTGTCAAGTCTGCTAACAGCTCGTTGTCTGGCGGTAACGCTATATCGTCCCCCGTTGGATCAAGAGCTTCCCTCATTCCCCACATCAATTCTGAACGAACGTTACGCATCTTTAGTCGACCACTTTTATCTCTAGCAGTAGTTCCTTCAGCGGCATTGACTGGAAATACATTGAGGTCTTGTGCTTCTAGTGCATCGACTACTGCCCCACCTACCCCTATGACGTCAACGTTAAGCTGCGCATCTTTGTCCTCTCCTATCAAACCAACTACCAATGTCGCAACAGAGGGACCATCTGGAGTGGATGAACCAGGGTATTCTTGTAACTCGTCAAACCAATTATCATATCGAGGAGCCAAGACTGTTGTATCCCCTCCCCCTCTAGCAACGTCAATTCCTACTGCCGTCAATGGAACGTCAGGCCGTTCTCTTTCCTCCCACCTGGCCTGTGCTAATCGTACCCACTCTGTTGGAATGACTTGCCAGGGGTTGTCTACCGTTCCTACCGTAAAGTCCCCAAATAGTAGTTGAGATCGCAATGGTTCGGGGAGGCCTTGTAGTACTGATCTGTAACCAGTATCAGCAAGGTAGGGATTGTCTTCTAGTAGGGCTGGGATGAAGGTTCGAGATTTCGGTATTATCTGTTCCCCATTGTGATCAAATGGCTCTCCAGATTTTACCTCTTCACTTTTCCCATCAATTGACGCAAACCATCTCAGTTCACCAGGTTTAGCAGGATTAGGATGTCTGTTGTCTAGCCATGGCCCCCAATATCGTTTGATCCAATCGCCTTCAGGAGTAGCTGGGGGGTTGCCCGCTGCTACTACTCTAATCCTCACCCTGGTACTGGTTGACCTGGCCCAAGCTATCAGAAATTCATACTGAGACTGGGTAAATTCTGTAATCTCATCAAAGGCTACTAGATCATGGGGCCGCCCTTGGTAGCCATACTTATCTCTCTCATATTGGACACCACCAAACTCCAAAGCGGCACGATAAGGAGGAATATCGCGCCAAGCATGTTCTTGGCCATTGTACTTGGCAACGTCTTGGAGTATTTCTCGACTACGCTCTATTAAGCCCGCCGGTCCTACAAACTGAGAGAACTCTCGACGATAGATAACTGACCGTCTATGAGCCGTTATTGCCAGACCGAGGAGAAGATCGCTCTTGCCGCCACCTGCTGCCCCACCATAGTATAGTTCATCCGCTCTCGACAAGAACGCCTGCCACTGTGGTTCGCTCTGTGGCATCCACAAGGCTGTTCCCTTCAGCATCCTCTCCAAACATTTTTGCTCGTACCACTGTAAAGAGCGCAGCCAATCCTCGTAGTCTTTGATCGTCTGATATTCCAATAGCTCCCCCTCCCGACGTAATGTCAACTTTAGCCGGTACTTCTAATCCTAGATATTTAGCTCGCATCTTCATTATATTCAAGACGTGTTCAACAGCAGCCCCATCACCCTTGATTGCCATATCCCATAGACCCGCTTGCATTTCATCCAGGCGCTGGAGTTCCATCTCCCGTATGGCAACCACATCCTCGTCCCGCAGGTCTTGCATACGTTTCATCTCTCGCATTACATCTTTGTAAGCATAACGAGAATCCCAACCACGAGGGAGCTTTCCAAGACCAAACTCTTCAATAGCGCCCTGTACTATTTTGTCAAACCTGTCTCCTGCCTTACGTCGCTCTAAAACGTAAGCCCTCCGTTCTGCCG